GTCATACGCTTTTTGAGATCAATTGGCTTTGCACATTGACTTGGATTAGCAACAACTCTGCCTGCTCGTGGACCGCTTGTACAACGGACAGCACGTTTAATCTTGTTGCCCATACGGCGCCAAACCATACGAGCTTCGAGGATTTCTCCCTCTACTATTTCATCAAGTCTCATCCTAATAAGCTCTCTAATAATATTGCTATTGTACCTAGCAATGAAGTAACAGTAACAGCAACTATGCCAATAATCCATCCTTCCATTTTATTTAATCTTTGCTTAGTATCATCTTTAAATTCACGCAACTCAGTTGTTATTGCTTCAATACGAAGCATGTCAGCAATGATGTGTGCTTCGATATTTCCTGAGTATGCCGGTAGTGATTCAGCAGCTTGATCTAACTCTGGTTTTGTTTTCTTTGGCATGTTATAATAAATCCTGTTTTGTGAATTCCATATTTACTGAATTCTTTGTATCTATTGTGCCTGCATTTAATACAATACCGTCAAGTTCATCAACTAATGTAGTAATGCTATGCACACTCTCACGCTCAAAAGCAAATTTAAAAATCCAGCCAGCACCTGTCATAGTTGGTGCTCCATATCCTTCTAGTACATTAGCACCTACTCCGCTTAATGCAACTGGCTTGTTCATGATAATTGGCATAGCTCTTAAGCCAATAACTTGAACAACACTTTCAAAATCTTTTTGCGTATTGTTTGTAAAATCACCAGTATGTGTAATGTCTAATGATGTATATAATGTGTAAAATTCTATGTTTCCTGTTACAACTTCTTGGCTGTTCATTGCGCCTGATCTATTTAATGTCATGTGTGTCTCCGATATATACACTATTTATCATCAAACTGTTAACAGGTATCTAAAAATTTTTGCTGGTCAAAAAAAAGCACTCCGAAGAGTGCTCTTTAATGTGACGCCTTGCAACATCACGTTCCTAAGGTAGTAAGGAATTCTAGCCGGAAAAGGAAGTTACCCCAGCCCATGCACAGCCAGTAACACCGAATGCGTTAGTAGCATCATCAGCAATTGCTGGGCCACCTTCGTATGCAATGTATATTGCTGTAGTTGCATCTACTGAGAAACCTTCAATACCAGTAATAGTGTAGTTTTGTACAGTTATTGCTTGTATTAAAGCATCCATTTTCGCTTGGGTCATGTTTGTTGAAACTGTTGCAGTTGCAATATGTATTACTCTACCGAAACCGTTTAGGTCTTCAGTAAAACCATTTACTCTTGTTTGTGCCATTTTGTTACTCCGATTTGAACGGGCTTACCTGTTGCCCTATGCAAATATTTATCTTATTATAGTCAAAAAAAATCCCCACATAGTGAGGATTTTTTAAACTAAATGTTAAAACTTAGCCAAAAGTTACAACTAATGTTGCGCCTGTTAATGATGGTGTTGCGCCAGCGCCTTGTAAAGCGATGTGACAACCGTCATTTGCTACGTCATCTTCAATTGCTACAACGATAAAGCCTTCTGCTTGTGCTTCTGCTGTCACGTCTGCTACTGAGTTTGTTGATACATCAGTTACTGACATAATGTGAGTAGTTCCTACTAGGCCGTTAGCTGCTCTAACTGCTGCGTTTGGGTTTGCTTGTGCCATGGTTATTCTCCTAAATATAATGTAGAGCTAATTCTTTACTCTATGTACTTATTTATCAATCTAGTCATAAAAAAAGGCAGTTAAACTGCCTTTTAATATCTAAAGTTAGTTAAACTTAGAATGATACATCAGCAATAACGTGTGCTGCAATGTCACCGTTTGCTAAGTTATCTGCACCTTCAACTATCATTTTAACTGTATCGCCTGATACTGCGCCAACTTTAAGTACTGAAAGGTTTAAGTTTTGAACAGAGCTAACTAATGCTGTTAATTGAGTTGCTGAAATATTTCCTGATTGTTGTTGAAAACTTTTAAGAAATACATCTTTACCAATAAACTCGCCTGCTGCTGCTGATCTTCTATCTGCTTGTGCCATGTTAATTCTCCTGAATTGAATATATGCTATTATTTATCAATCTATGCTTTAAAATCCGATTTATTTATACTAAGAGCGTCTAAGTTTCTGGCTTGTGATTTTGCTTTTCCTAATGCTGAACTAAATGTTGTTCCAAGATCTGTTGTGTTTAGACCTGCTGTTGGATTTAATTTCTTTAATATTCTTTGTCTTGTGTTGCCATCACCGGCAGTATAATCTTTGACTGCATTCTGGTTACCTACTTGGGCACCTCGTTTTTTCTTAGGCTCTGCTGACAGTTTAACTGGAGAATCAGTATTTGTTTTATCAGATTTCTTTTTAGATTTTCTGTCTTTTGTTTGTTTCTTGCCAGTTACATATTCACTGTCTGGGTACATATCTTGTACTGCTGCTTTGATTGCTGTTCCTGCATTATAATTTGGCTTATTAAAATATTGTAAAGCATTCATAACAACTGAAGCCTTATGGAATTGCATTGCCCACTGATACTTGTTTCCGTTAGGATCTAAAAACTCGCCGTCAAATTCTTGATTAAGTAATTCAAGTGAATCTTTAGTACCTTGGGTTTCACGCTCTGCTATAATTTCATCAATTCTCATGTTTGTTTCTTCCTTCTACCAGCAGCCCAATAACCTGCTATAGCACCAATACCGGTACCTGCTTTTTTAACTGTATCAGGTTTTTCTTTAGCAAGTTTTGTTAATTTCTTAGCGGCATACCTACCTGCGGCTGCACCAATTGCTGCACCTGCTACTTTTTGTGCAAAACTAGTTCTTGGTACATCATATGCTGGTTCTGTGCTATACTTCCTATATTTAACCATAGTAGACATAGGTGTAAGTAATTCACTTCCTCTTCCTATGCTACGCATTGTTTGTAATATTTTTGTTACTACTAGTTGTCTACTTGAATACTTTAAATTACCCCAATCAGTAATAAATCTACGGTATTGTTTATACTTAGAATCTGTAATTTGTAGTTGTGCTTCTAGTCTAAAGAAGTAACTAACTGCTTCATTTTTTCTATCAGAGCCGTTTGCAATTTTTTTCATAAACATAAAATGCTTTCTAGCATCAAAGTTTATATTTTGTAAAAAAGAAGTACTTGCTACTCTGTTCTTTAATGTTATTTTATTACTCTTAGGATTTGCAATTGTAAAACATAGCATGTATAAGTCAGTAGCACTAGTTCTAAATGTAGTATATCCACCATACTGGGAGGTTTGCTTTGCATAATTTGCTGCATAGCCATGTTGTACATCATCCTGTACCATCATATAAAGTGCAATGGTATTTAAATAAGTTAGATTAGCAACATCTCTACCAGTGAGCTGACGCATATTGCCAGAAGATCTGTATAATCTACTTTCAGATATTTCTTGATCTATAAATTCTAATTCCATTATCCTGTTGGCTTCCCTGTTCCAAAGTTTAATCTACTGAATTCCATTCTGTCAACTAGTTTGAGAGCATTACCAATTCTGTCAATAGCAACAAAACCTTCTCCGCTTGTGGCTTTAAATCCTTCGCCATCGGCTGCAAAAGTTTGTGTGCTTTGTAATTTTCCTAACTTAGCAATAATGGCCAACTTTGCTTTGATCAACATCATGTATAAATCATACACTGCTGTGATTTCTCCTGCATGTTGTTTAATGAATGTTACAGTCTGAACCATTTTTTCAGTTTTAGCATCTTTAGTTGCTTGTCTTTTTACTTTGTCAATTTCTTTTGTAGACTTATCAATCCATTTTACAACAAATTCTTTTGCTAAACTTTCAGGGGAGCCAAAGTCTCCTGCTCTAATCTTATTGTTTACTGTGGCTTTTAGTTGTTGTAAGAAATCTTTGCCCACTAAGTCGTTGCCTTTCTCTAACCAATTAAACACATCTTTACTAATTTGCTTAGTGTAAGTGTCAGCGGCTTTGATAGTTGCTAATACTTCTGCTGATTCTTCAGCAGTCATTGTTACTGTACCTGATACATCCTTAATGTTTGCATCTGTTTGCCAAACACTAGATGTACTGCCTAATCTATTTGAATCGAATCCAAATGTTGCTGTTGTATCTGCTAGTGTTGGTCCGCCTGCGTACTCTGTGTGCCACACTATACCTAGCTCAGCACTTAGCATTTGCTGTGCTAGTTCACTGTCCTTTGGTAAAGCATAAGCAAGAGTATTAGGCTTAAAATATATTAAGGCTTCACCATCGTGATTCATTTCTTTGATGTCACCTTTTTGAAACATCAAGTCGCCTTGTGCAACTGTGTCCCATTTTAATTTGCTTAAATGTTTTAAACAATTTTTTAATTTGATTCGTAAACCACTGCCGTCTTTGTCGCCTCTGTCTGCGTGGTACTTGTCGATGTCTTCTTCAGTGAAGTTAAGTTTTGCTTTTCCTGCAAACACACCTTTAGTACCTACAAAGAATTTGCCAGTTGCTGGATCTTTACCTGCTACGATTGCAGGTGAACCGTCCCACTTAACAGTCATATCAAATGCACCTTTTGCGTTACCTTCTAACATTTGATGCAAACTATACAAGTAATCTACTGCTTCTTTGGCTCCTT